TTTGTATTTATATAGCCCCTTGTCAAAGTCAACCTGAACCATAAACTCACCCATAAATCCATTACGGTTCTTACGGAATACACACTCAATAACATCTGAGTTAGCACCACGACCAAGAGCCATTACCCAGTCAGCATCGTAAGCAATCTGACGTGACCAAGCGGTTTGACCCAGTGTAGGAACAGTATCTAGTTTATTAACATCATCAGGTGTAGCAGACGAGATAGCAATGATTGGCACTTCTTCAGAGATAGCCATAAGTTTTAGCTCACGAGAAAGGTTCTTCATACGAACAGTCTCATTGTCTGACTTCTGGTTTGGTGACATTAGCTGTAGATAGTCTACAATTACAAAGTCTGGCTTGTACTGATCGATCTTCCCTCGCATAACTGATGGCGTGACCTCTCCACCAGAATCATTAGAGATGATATGAAACTCAGGCTTACCCTGAAGATTCTTTTGATGCCAAGACTTGAGCATATCCAGCTCTACCTCGCCAGAAGATAGTTTGCGGTGAGACCAAAGACCGTTACCCATAATTGTATAGACACGGTTACGAACCTCTGTCTCGCTCATTTCGAGGCTTACAACCATAGGTGACTTACCCTGTTTCCAAGCCTGTACAGCAAAATACAGTGACAGCCACGACTTACCAATACCTGGATAGGCAAGGAATACTCCAAGTTGTCCTGGCATAATGCCAGCAGGAAGATAGTTATCAAATCCAGGAAGACCAGTCTTAATACCAATCTGCCCTAGCTCATTTTGCTTCTGGACGTTCTCATAGTATGCAAGTGCATCATCAATGTCTGTAACATCAATGTCACGGATCGAGGCGGTATTCTTCTTAAGCTCTGAAGTCATTTGAATAAGTGACTCTAGTGCTTCTGTACCCTTGCCACCCTGCACATCTGCGGCTGTGTTGCGTAGGATATCTTTGAGACTATCGTTAAGATACTCTGCTTGTAGCTCTTCTAGGTGGTGCTTGGTTGCACCAATCCCATCTACAGGGTGAAAGTCACGAAACTTGTCAACTACTAAGCTAACAGGTGGGACAGTGCCGTTATGCTCAGAGTAGTTCCTAATAAACTGCCATATGTCATTGTGAGTACGAAGAATGTTTTCGACATTGGCTTGTAGCAGTACGTGTACCTGCTTATCTTCAAGTACTGCTGAGATGAGTTTTGCTTCTGAATCATTCACTTAACCACTTCCTTGCTTGTTCACGGCGGATTGCACGTTCTGATAGATCATTTTTTTGTTGTTGTCTTGCAGAGATTAAATTATCTGTATAGTGTGCAAAATACTTCCACGTTGGTTTCTCTGCTACATCAAAGTAATACTCTAGTAGGTCATAGCACATAGATATTCCATAGGACTCAATAAGTGCATCTGCAGCCCACTGCTCTACGTTTAAATTTAGTAATGGCTTTTCCTCGTACTTTATAAGATAAAACTTAGAGTACCTGCTGAGCAAAGCCATTCGGTCTTTGCGTTCAGCCATTACTTGCTTTCGATCTCGTCTTTAGATTCGTTAACTTTTTCAACAAGGCGTGTCTCTACAAATTCGTAGACACGATCAAATGCTTGCTGTACTGTCTCTCCCTCTCGGCGTGAGTCCTCAACGCCTAGATCGATACGGAGAGATTGAAAGTTGCCAAGGTTGAGCGTATAGCCCAATGCAACGTTAATCTTTGTGTTCTCGTTTTCCATCTCATACCCTTCAGTTAAATACTTTCGGACCAAACAGGTACAAACCTGCCGTCTTCAGTTCTCGTATATGTCAGTATACCATCTCCCATACGTCTTGTCAACTCTTGTGGCGAAGGCGTAATGTCGTTAGTAACCAACTTGTCTTTTCTTGGTCTACCAATATGGTAGGTAGCAAGTATATCACGAATGTCACGCACTTGTGATTCTGAGTAATAGCATCGAACCTGCCAGCCACGCTCTCCGCCCTTCTGAGCACCCATTGGCTCAGGTATTACTCCACGCTTCATTAGGCTTGGCATATACTTTTTGTGCCTGTTTACCAGGATTGCTGCTTCTCCTACTGTGTAGGCTCTTTCACGATTCCGTTTAAAATCTGTAACTAGACAACTTTCAATCTGATCTTTTGTTATGTTGTATACAGACATAATCCCATTAGAGCGATTGAAGTGATGAATTCGAACAAGGTCGCCATTGATAAACCATACCTTCTTGCTTCCTGGAATGACTGGCGAGGAGTTATACACCTCTCTGTCCATTATACAGGAACGCCAATAGCAATAATATTTACAGACATATTAGATGTACCAGCAAGTTCAAACTTGACAAAGCCTTCTACTCTTGCCGTATCTACAGCAGTAATTACTGCATAGGTATTTTTGCTTGCGTCGCTAGAATCTGTTGCAATTGGACTAACGGTTACCACTGGTGGTAATTTAAAAGGAATGTCAAAGCTGTATGAAAAACTCTGATAATCATTAGCTGCAACTGTTGCATTAGTTAACTTGTATTGTCCAGTAACAATTTTTACTTCAGAATTACGAATATTTTTTTTACCCTGAGATGTCCAAAGAATAGCATATGCAGAAACATTAATTGCAATGCGATCCCAAAGTGAATTAATTGATTCAATAATTTTATATACAAGAGATACGTCAAATGGCTGACCTCGTTGTGGAATTGGTAGCTTCATAGTTTCTATTATACACTAACTAACCACAAATGCGGCAGTGTATAATCCCCCATCTCTTGGATAAATTTCAATTGGATAGCTAAGTTTATTTTCGTAACTTGCAACCTGAACAATAAATTTTATTCTATTGATACCTGCTGGTTGAATAATTGAGTATGTATGAATTGGAGATGTTCCGTGATATTCGTATGCAGTATATGTTGATCCACCATTTGTTGATGTCGAAATAAATATATCATACTCTGGTCTTCCGTTTGCATCACCCCAAGTAAAGTTTATGACGTTTCCAGCATCTATAGCTGTTCCAGTAACAGCCTCAATTGTTCTACCATCTAGTTCATAAAATGGTGACCAGGCAGAAGTTCTTGATAGATCATCTGTAGCAATTCTAAACCTTAAATGATGCTTATTATTTGCATTAACCTTTTTTAACTGATCACTAAAAATAAAAGTTTTTTTAATATCTTCAGTCATTATGACCCCACGTTAAGATCTAGATTTAGTTTCATATCTAAAAGATTTTTTGAGTTTGCATCTTTAAATACTGTTGTGTTTGTAGAGGTGCTAATTGGAGAATATGCAGTCATACCATAAAGTGGGTTTGCAGTCATATCAAAATTATTTTCAAATCTTAATCCATCAAGGGCAACAAATATACTTTGTCCGTCACGAGTAAGTGTACCTGACGTTGCTGTAGTTCCAACGTTGGCATTTGTTTTTGCATAAGATATTGTATTTGTTCCTCCAGACGTTACTGCTGTAACGGTGTATGTTCCATCAAAAACTGCATCTGGGGTAGTAAGGGCAACAGTAATAGAATCTCCAACTGCAACATAGTGTGCTGTACTAGTTGTAACTGTTGCAATATTATTAGTAAGAACTTTGTTACTAATGGTTCTTGTTGTTGGAACTACCTTGCAATAAACCTTAACAACCTTTGCATTTACCCAAGAAAATCTTGAACTTTTAACAAGCTCTGAAAGTGTTTTCTTTTTAACAAAATAAAGATAGTCTCCATTAGCTGTGAAGTCTGCTGAAGATAGTTCTATTTGCATTTTTGCATATTGCTGAGTTGCTTCAGATTCTTCAGAAGAAAATTCTACCAAGATAAAAACTGATGTTGGGTTATCATCATCTTGATGTCTTTTTAATAGAGAAAATGCTAAGGCAATTTCATCAGAAGATGAGTTTACGTCTAATGGATATGACTGACTTGTTAGGTGAATATGCTGTTCATCTATTGAACTAACAACTGTTGTCCAGGTTGTTGTAGATGTATTAATATTTGACATATTTCCAGAAACAGCAATTGAGTTTTTAAGCATTCTTGGTTGCTCCAAATGCTTTTTTCCTCTAATGGTACTAGAAAACATATCTTGAGTGTTATCAATAAAGAATGTTATAGGAAGAGTTGAGCTCATAATACCAGTTGAAATTGACGCAATCTCTGTTGGAGAAGATATAGTACTAGCTGTTGGTGGATTATCTTTTGTTGCGTGGTACTCCCAGTTTTCAATAGATGAAAATGAGTATAGAAGTCTACTATCAGAAGTTGTTGCAACTGGATTGCTACCAGCTGAAAAAATACCAGCTTCTGACATATAGTATAATTCTTGAGTTGGAAGCTCAGCACTAAAAACAATTTGTGACAATCCGTTTTCATCTATAGCGTAGCTTCTAGAAATGATTGGAACTCTGAACATTTCAAAATCAAGCTTTTCTTTATTTTGAAAATTTAATGTAGCAAAACCAGTAAGACCTGTATTGGTTGCATTTGTTGCTGTAAGATTGCAGGTAAAATAATTTCCTGTCACACTAGCAATTGGATATGTTCCATTTATTATTGCATTTACATTTGAGATATTAACATAATCTCCAATTTTAAATGTATGTCCTGTAGCAGTAACGTTTACAACATTAGTTGCAATATTAGCTGCAGTTATTGCGTATGGAGCATAGCTTGCAGCGGCTCTTGGGTTATGCCCACAGCCAACAGCAATATATGCTGCATAAGACGGTGCTTGATCAATTAAATACTTAGCAATAATTGATTTTCCAGTTGTTGTAATCATAAATCTCCTAACTAAATTGTACCACTAAACACAGTTCCAGAAGAAATAATTTCTGTTTCAACAATGTAGTCTATCTGTAAATTTTTAAGATTAATGGTGACAGTTCCACTGACTGTATCATTTTCTATTAGTTTGTTTCCAGATAATTGTGGAATGTGATAATTTAAATCAATAGTAAATGTATTAAAAACATTTTTGCTTCCATCTTTAAACACAATTGCATTTTGATTTGTAAACACTGTACCAGCATCACCTAATGGTGTATATCCATTGTTGTATGGACTATTGATTAAATCGTGTCTTGATGCAGACAATAGTTCTATTCCGCCAATTTCAGCAAATACATAATCTCCCATTGTCTCTAAAGATAA